ACAAGGGGCAACCCATGCGTAAACTTGCAATCGAACGAATCCGCGAAGTCCTGCTGGACGATCTGAGCTGTTGCGATTATTACAACATTAAGCCGTATGATCTGGACAAGCTCTCCGATCTGAAGTTGCTAAATTTGTATGCCATGATGTTTGGTGGCACTGTCGGCGAATACGACGATTAATTTTTGGTTGACATTAAATCCGTTTGGATATATAATGTCTGTATAGTCAATAACAAGGAGCAATAAATGTCTAAGTCAATTTTTCAACTTTTCCCCGGTATCGCAATCATGGATGAGCAGCCCGTTGAAGTGCGTAATCCGTTCTCGGGCGAGACCTGCGTACTGACCCCTGAGGAAGTTGCAGTTTATGATTATCTTAAGGGCTGCGAAATGCTCGGTGATTATGAGGGTGTACGTAATGGTCTAGCTTGGTTCGCTGAAAAGAATCCTGAAGCTTACATGACGTTGCTAGATTGATAACACTTTTTGGTTGACAATAAATCCAAAAGGTACTATAATAACGGTATAGTCAAACAACAGGAGCTTAACATGAAAGTAGTCATTTATACCCAAGTTTACGAAAACTATGCATGGAACGAAGATGGTTCTATCGGTGTAGGTCCCGATGCATATTGGAAAGCAAAGGGCGGTGATGAATATGTAGTCACTGGTATTTGGGACGAGGAAGAAGCGACTACCGCTGTAATGGTTCTGCGGGAACAAATTGAAAAAGCCAACGATTACTTTACTGAAACTATCGTTGATTGGGAGTTGGTTGACAATGACTACCTCACACAATTTGAGCGTGACCAACTTGAGTATGACGGCAATATTACTTTCCCTGCAAAAGAATTGGAATGGGCATAAGGAGAAATATTATGGCTAGGACAATGACCGAAAAAGAGTGGACTACTTGGGTTGATGAAACTTGGACAAAATGCGTTAAGGACGTTGAAGCAATGACCGACAAAGAACTGATTGATTGCCTGTACGAGGACCTGATTATGCTTGATGAGCAGGCAGGTTGCTTTGATGAGGAAACTAATGCCCGTATTGATGAGCAACGCCGCAAGATTATGGAATCAATTATTGAATTGGAACAATCTGCCCAAAACTGAATTGACAATAATTCAGGTTTTAATTATAATCGTTTCTGTTGTACTTGAATAATTTTTTTAGGAGCTATAATGTCTAAGGTTTCAGATAATTTGACGATCACTAGTGTGCAAACTCGCAAAGCACTATTGACCGCGTTTAAAGTTAAGCGTCCCGTTTTTCTCTGGGGTCCGCCCGGTATCGGTAAATCTGAGGTAGTTGCAAGTATCGCTGAAGAACTCGGCGGTCTTATGATTGACCTGCGTATGGCACAGATGGAGCCTACTGATATTCGTGGTATCCCGTATTTCAATAAAGAACTCAATAAGATGGACTGGGCACCTCCCGTCGATCTCCCTGATGAGGATCTTGCAAGCAAGTATCCACTCATCGTACTTTTCCTAGATGAAATGAACTCTGCACCTCCCGCAGTTCAGGCAGCAGGTTATCAACTTGTTCTCAATCGTCAAGTAGGTAAGTATAAACTCCCTGACAATGTTGTGATTGTTGCAGCAGGTAATCGTGATAGTGACAAAGGTGTTACATATCGTATGCCGATGCCCCTTGCGAATCGTTTCATTCACCTTGAAATGAAAGCAGATTTTGCTAGCTGGCAAGGCTGGGCAGTTGACAAGAAAATTCACAAAGATGTTGTTGGTTACTTGTCATTCGCAAAACAAGATTTGTATGATTTTGATAACAAGTCTAGCAGTCGTGCATTCGCAACTCCACGTAGCTGGGTGTTCGTTAGTGATTTGCTAGAAGATGAAACTATGGACACTGATACACAATTCAATCTTATTAGTGGTGCGATTGGTGAAGGTCTTGCTGTAAAATTTGCAGCACACCGTAAGCTTGCAGGTAAGATGCCAGAACCCCTTGATATTCTTCAAGGTAGGGTTAAAGATTTGCAAGTGAAAGAAGTATCTGCAATGTACTCACTTGCAATTAGTATGTGCTATGAATTGAAAGAGGCTGTTGATAATAAAACAGTAGATATGAAAAAGTTTCATGAAATGGCTGACAATTTCTTTGCGTATGCCATGAATAATTTTGAAACTGAACTAGTGGTTGTTAGTGCAAAAATTGCACTTAAGACTTACAAACTTCCAATTGAACCTAGTCAGTTGAAAAACTTTGATGACTTCCATAAGAAGTATGGTAAGTACATTGTTGAAGCAGGTTCTTAAGTAGCTCCTGGTATATGTAAATATACCATTTGGGTGAGAGTAGTAAACTATTCTCACCCTTTTTTAAAGGATAGTATATGACCGAAGAAAAGAAACCAATTAAGGTAGTTTTTGCTCCTGGTTCACTCGATAATTTTGAAGGCACACAGGAAGAACTAGATGAACTTGTTGCTCAAATTCAAGAACTTGCAGCAAGTGGTGAACTTGAAGAAATTTCACAGCCATTGGATTTGGATGAGTTGGAAAATGATCCAGAACTTACCGAAGTATTAGAAGATGCTATTCAATCACTTATTCAAAGTGACAGTCGCACATTACATTGACAATAAATCAGTGATGAGATATAATAATAAAACTAATCAAACAGGAGCATATTATGAGTGATGTTATCGCCCCAACTAAAAAATCAAAACGTAGTAGAAAATTTGAGGATCTAGTAGGTCCCATGGATCCTAAGGTAGATGCTATCGCACGTGAACGGTTAGTTACTGCACGTGTTGGTCTACTATTGCGTCATAGTTTTTTCGGTAATCTTGCGACCCGACTCCAACTGATTAACGCAGATGAATGGTGCAGTACTGCCGCTACTGACGGCAAACGTTTCTATTACAATTCACGTTTCATTACTAAACTTAAAACTAAAGAGGTTGAGTTTCTAGTTGGTCATGAGGTATTACACGTTGTATACGATCACATGGGTCGTAGAGGTAATCGTGATCCTCAGATTTGGAACATTGCAGATGACTATGCAGTTAACGCAGATTTGAAACGTCACAAAGTAGGTGAATTTATTACAAGTGTGCCTTGCTTGTATGAAAGCAAATATGATGGCATGGCTGCTGAGGCTATCTATGATGACCTGATGAAAAACATTCAGAAAATTTCTATTGATGATTTGATTGATAAAATGCTTGATGATCACATGGATGGTGATGCTGATGGTGACGGCAGCGGCGACGGAGAAGATGGTAACAGTGAAGGTAAAGGTAAACGCCCGAAGATGAGTCCTGAGGAGCGTGAACAAGCCCGTCAAGAAATGAAGCAGGCTATCATTGCTGCTGCGCAAAGTGCAGAAGCAGGCACCATTCCCAAAGGTGTTGAGCGTCTTATTAAAGATGTTACTAGCCCTGTAATGCCTTGGCGTGAACTGATTCAAACAAACTTGACTAGTGCAATTCGCACTGACTATAGCTGGATGCGCCCTTCACGTAGAGGTTGGCATATGGATGCAGTTATGCCTGGTATGACACCAGGTGAAGAAATTGATGTTGTTGTTGCACTTGATATGAGTGGTTCAATTAGTGACCGTCAAGCGAAAGCATTCTTAGGTGAGATTGGTGGCATGATGGATGCATTTGATGGGTATAAAGTTCACGTGTTTTGTTTTGATACTGAAATATATAATCCGCAAAACTTCAATAGTGAGAATATGGAGACTATTGATGAGTATGAACCACAAGGGGGAGGTGGTACTGATTTTGATGCAATCTTTGAATATCTTAAAGAAATCGGTAATGTACCTAAGCGACTGATTGTATTCACTGATGGTTATCCTTGTGGTAGTTGGGGCGATGCAGATTACTGTGACACTACATGGATCATTCATGGTGATAAGGATCCTAATCCCCCGTTCGGTACTTTTGCAATTTATGATGACAAATAAAGGAGAGTGTTATGGATGAATTTTATGTTGTATTGTCAGTTGGTTTATTTTTGTTAGCATGTATTGGTTTTTTTGGTTATGCCATTGTGAAAATGGTAGGCAATGATGACGAACAAGACTAATACTTATTTGGCTATGTGGGATTGTTACGGATTAGAATATCTGTGCAATCTCACAGAATATTCTGCAAATATAACTTATGCTACACTTATGGAAAGGCCTGTACCACAGGCCCCTCCTTTGGATGCATTGATGATGCGAGCCAGATTCAATCCTCAGCGTAATTACGAAATTTACACATTCAATGTTGAGGATGATGTATCCGAAGAAGAATTAACTGAAGCCTTTAAAGTAAATCCTCAATTCATAGTTGAGCATATTCGTAAAAACGGACAGAAAATGTGGTCAGAGAGAATAACGGACAAAGAAAAACGAGTTATTGAATGATCGTCAATCCATTAGTTTGGTTTGCGGAGCGAGAGTTAGACTTCGTTCCGCGCCATTTCATCAAGTGTCCAACTACAGTAAATTTTGAAAGTAAACAATGGGTACAAAATAATACGTCAGGTCGTTATGCTTTTGCACCGTTGGAAACCGATGGAAAATTTATTACGTCTAATTATTGTGTCTATTTTGAAGATGAAAAAGATGTAACTTTATATGAATTAATTTGGGCAGGTAGTTCCTAATAAAAATAAAAAGTAGCTTTTGCGCTATTAAATAATACTGCTTAAGCATAGGAGATTATTATGAGTTTTATACGTCATGTTGGAAAAGTAGGTGACCGTAAAGTTGCTATCATTTTTAGAGAGGTTCCTGGTGAATCTCATATGTGTTTAATTGTGTATACTGAACTTTTAAACAGACATTTACACGATGCATTAATGAATTGCATTGAAAGTGATATAGGTCAGAGTAGTGAAAATTTAGCAGATGCACTTCACCGTAGTTACACACAAGATGGAAAAATTATTTTACACGTTTTACACAATGAAAATTTGTTAAAGAAAATACAAACCGAACTTGTGGTAATGACACCAACCCCTACAACTAAAATTAAGTTAAATGAATTGAACAAAATTTTAGATGAAATGAAACAAGGAGAAGAAGCAGTTCGACGTTTGGCTGAATTAGATGCAAGTCAAGGGTTACAAGATCCTGCAGATGTAGCACGTAGGATGCGAGGTCCTACTCCACAATCAGGTGCATTAGATGATGCGTCCTTAGCGCAACAAAGATTGGAGCAAGCTGAAAAAATGGAACGTGAAGCTAACGGTTTAATAGCAGAGGCAAAGAGGTTACGTGATGAGGCTTCCTCATTAAATCCAACAGTTAGTAAAAAACCAGCAAAGGCTAAAAAAGTAAAACATGTCGCCTAACTTTTTTCAAAAGTGGGAGACTATTTTAGAGGGAGTTGAAAAAAATAAAATCCCTATTCCTTTTTTAAAAAAACTTGTATTAAAATTAAAGGGCAAACGTCAGCATACAATTAACATTCAAATATTATTAAAGCAAGGACTAGATCCAGATCAAATTGAAGATTTAATCAATAAAAAATTATTTGAATTAGATGATAGTATCGTAACTGTTGAATTTGTCTTGAATATACAAGTTATAGCTGAAACGGTGCAACCTTTTGCGTAGGGGCTTTCCAGCCATCACAACTAAGAAACTGGCTTGGAAATCTTGTGTAGGTGAATTACTTTGGTTTATTGAGGGTTCAAGTGATGAGCGCAGATTAGCACAAATCACACATGGCACAAAAGACGGTACTGTAACTATTTGGACTCCCAATGCACAAGCAGGTTACTGGAAACACAAAGCAAAGTTTGATGGTGATTTAGGTCGTGTATATGGAGTACAGTGGCGACATTGGCGCAGTGTTAAAAAAAGAGAACAAGACGGGTCATTTAAAGATAGTTTTGGTTCTTCATATCGCCGTATAGGCAATGATGTAGAAATTAAAGAGGTTGATCAATTAAGACAACTAATTGAAGGTATTAAGAATGATCCTAATAGTCGCAGACATATTCTTAGTGCATGGAACGTAGGTGAATTAGATCAAATGGCATTGCCACCATGTCATGTAATGAGTCAATTCTATGTTAACAAAAACAAAGAACTAAGCTGCCATATGTATCAACGTAGTGTTGATGTGTTTTTGGGATTACCGTTTAATATTGCAAGCTATGCATTGTTAACTCATATGATAGCACAAGTGTGTGATTTAAAAGTAGGAGAGTTAGTAATCAGTACTGGTGATACACATATCTATAAGGATCATGTTGAACAAGTCAAAGAACAATTGACTAGACAAGAGTACCCTTTACCTACTCTCATGCTTACACATGGGATAAAGGATATAACACATTTTACTATGAACGATATTTACTTAGATAATTATCAAAGTCATGGTCCGATAAAAGCAAACATGGCAGTATGATCAAAGTCGTTGTTCATAAATTTAACATGAGCGATGTTGAAGATCCTGACTTATGGGCTGCACAAACTTTAATTGAGTGGGAAAAATCAGAAAAAGGTTCTTGGGTGATGAAAAATGCTTTAGAACCTACATGGCATAGAAACTTATATGAATATGGCTGGCAGTATACTATTACTGCTGAAATGTCTGAAGAACAGTTAATTTACTACAAACTAAAATACGAATGAAGATACTAGTCACAGGTGGTATGGGCCTAATAGGGCATAACATAGTAAGTAAATTAGAGCATGAGCATGACATTGTTATTGTTGATAACCATACTAACTATGGATTTATCCCTCAACCTCAAATAGATTATCTCATAAATCAGCGTAGGAAGAAAATAAACAACTACAAAAACTACCCTATAGATATTACAGATGCACATAATCTTAATATTGTTTTTGATAACTTCCAACCTGATTTAGTAATACATTGTGCTAGTTACCCACGGCAGAAGGCAGTTGAAGCAGACCCTGCAATGGGTGCTAAAGTTATGTGTGAAGGACTGACCAACTTATTAGAAGCCTCAGTCAGAAATAAAACGAAAAGATTTTTATATATCAGTTCAAGTATGGTCTATGGAGACTTTGAACATGATGTAACAGAAGATAGTATATGTAATCCCATTGGGCAGTATGGTATCTTTAAACTAATGGGAGAGAAACTTGTACAAGATTATACTCGCAGGACTAGTATTGAACACGTTATTATTCGCCCTAGTGCTGTATACGGCGAACTTGATGTTGAAGATAGGGTGGTTAGTAAATTTGTTTTAGGAGCTATTCAAGGGAAAACTCTTAAAGTTAATGGACCTGATGAAGTTTTAGATTTTACTTATGTTGATGATGCAGCAGAAGGTATAGTTCAAGCAGCACTTAGTCACAACACAACAAATCAAATCTATAATATCACACGTAGTGCAGACCACCTTTGGACTCTAAAACATGCAGCAGAACTTGCTATACAGTTAGCGAATAAGGGCGAGTTGATTGTAGGACCTAGGGACTTAAGCTTTCCCAAACGTGGTCGTTTATCTATTGAAAAGGCTATCAAAGACTTTGGGTATAGTCCTAAAATAAATGTAGAGGAAGGATTTAAAAAATACTATGATTGGTTTATAGTAGATCCTTATTTCAACAATGTATGATGGAAAGCCAATCCTCTTTGGTAAGCCCATCGACTTCTATGTTAAATGGTCAGCAACTTTACTAGCGTTAGCTACAGTCTATCTAACTAGTCATGATTACATTCCAATTAATAAGTATTTTGGTTTAGTTACTGCTGTCCTTTGGGGTTGGTTGGGCATACTTTGGCGTCAGCCTAGTATGTGGACATTAAATCTTATTATGATTGTCATGTACCTGAGTGGTATATTTCAGGCATAAATAAGGACATGTGGATACTATCATTTACGCCCGATTGGGTCTTTCATTCAATTGCACTAGCAGGGGTAGTTGGAATCATAGCAGGGTTTCTACTAGCCTTCATCCCGCTAATTAACAAATATAAACTACCTATACAAATTATAAGTTTGGTTTTACTAACCTTTGGTATATTTATGGAAGGTGCCATACTTAACGAGCAAACTTGGAAATTAAAAGTCGCTGAGATGGAGCAGAAAATGGCTGAGGCAGAAGCTAAATCAGCACAAGAAAACGTTAAATTAGTTGAAAAGATTGTAGTAAAAAAGGAATATATCAAAACTCGCGGACGTGACATCGTAAAATACATTGACAAAGAAATAGTCAAATATGATACAAAATTTGCACCCGGCGGGCAATGTGAAATTCCTAAAGAGTTCTACAAAGCATTAAATGACGCGGCTCAGGAGCCAACAAAATGAAAAAGATTTTACTAATTTCTATGTTATTGACAGGTTGCTCAACAGTAGTGCCTGTAAAAGCTAAGTTTCCTGAAGCTCCTGATATGTTAATGACTAAGTGCCCTGCACTAGCACAGGTTAAAGAAGATGCTAAGTTAAGTGAAATTGCAACCACTGTCGCAAATAACTACACACAATATTATGAGTGTGCAGTTATTGCTAAGGGTTGGCAGGAATGGTATCAAATACAGAAGAATATTTACGAAAACGCTGGCAAGTAATTAATTACACCAGCTACCTTTCGCTTCACCGAAGTATTCTCTCGCAAATCCATTAGTAATCAGCATACCACGTAGACTTTGACCGTCTAGTATGATATCTCCCAAAACACGACCGCCGAACTTGTCCCAGTCATAAAGAACCACTTGACGTTTAGATGATTTGGCAACTGCATTTGTTGTAAATTTCGTAGCCAATTTCCCTCGCTCATCTTCCTGTGGGCATTTTGCTCTGAAACCCTTTTCTGGGGTGTCAACTCCGTAGATTCTGACAGCGAGTTCAGGCTTTAGGGGCTGCGGCAAAAAAGGGGCAGAAATTACTACTGTGTCCCCGTCGTTTACCCTAAGGATTTGTGCATCATATGTGACGCCCTGAGGAGCTTTGGCTGCAAACGTTTGTGATTAAAGTAAGATATTTTTTCATAGTATATTATTTATCTGGGCGATAAATACATTATATTAGGATAAACCATGGATTACGAAATTATTAATGTTGGTAGCTTACCAAATGATGGATCCGGCGACCCGCTTAGAGTAGCATATATCAAAATAAACAACAATTTTGCTCTAACTAGTAATCTGGCACCTGCTGGGAATTCAGGAGATTTGCAGTTCAAGTTAGTAACTACTAACGGGAATATAACTACAGAGTCTTTTTCATCGTCCCCAAATCTTAATTATAATGCAAACACTAACAATTTTAACGTTGGTGCAAATATTATTCCATTAGATAATGAAACTATGACCATTGGTGATCCGTCACTGTTAGTAGGGAACATTTTCTTAGGACAAAATGCATTAAACGTTGGGAATATCAATGTAACCGAAACAGGAAATGTTTTAAGTTTTAATGTTGCAGTTTTCCCTTCTAATAAAGGTCAAATATCTGTAGGTGGAATAACTTACGGTAATGCGAATAGTGTACAAAATAGTACAGCTTCATTCGTGACAGAAACAACCTTTCCAGTAACTATATATTCTGTTCCCTTAACAGAATTTAGCGCAGCAAAGTTTGACGTAACTAGCAGAGAATCAAGTAGTAACAATAGTCAAACTGCTACTATTGCTGCATCTATAAATAATCAAGGTGATTCAGTTTCATATACAGTTCATAATATATTGTTTAATGGTAATGCAGTAACTTCATATTCAATGGATATATTTAATAGTAACGTAAGATTAATTGTGACCCCGTTCCTTAGTTCTGAAATTACACATTACATTACATATCAAATAAAGTCATAAAATGAGAGCAAAAGAGTTTATCAGTGAAGCAAAGCGCAGGGGTAAAATGACAAAGCGCCAAAAACAAGCAACAGTTGGTGTTGATTTGTTTCGTGATCCAGACGGTTACGATAGAACATATGAACTAAATCGTATGATGATGGCAGTTGCTTGTGCTGACGGAACTGGTATCCCAATCAATATTGATTCCGAAAGCTGGATAGGTAAAGATAATTCTGCTCAGCCATATACTAAGTTAGAGCAAGATATGATGAAGCAGGCTGCAAAAGCTATTGGTACCAAACTCAAAGATGCGAATCATGGTAATCTAAGAAGCATGGAATTAGATACTACTAACAAATCAAGCCCAATCCAGTCATTTAAAGGTTTTGGAAAATAAAAATCAAAGTAAGTCCTAGAATAAGTAAAGATATATTATTTTAGGATTCATAATGATAGACATAAACAACACCCTTGATTTAATCAAATTAAAATTTTACAATGAATGGCTATATGCTAGTCATATCTACGCTGAAGGTGAAAGCGGTTTTCACAAACAATTAACAACACAAGTAGTTGAAACATATGTAGACCCATTACAGCTTAATAAAGATTCTGTAATATTGGATTTAGGGTGTGGTCCTGGATACTTCTTAGATGAAATGAAATCACGTGGATTCACCAATGTAGTAGGTGTTACCTTAAGTCCTGAAGATATTAAACTTTGTCAGGATAAAGGTCACACAATTAAACAGTACGACTTAAGTTTTATTGCACAAAAAGATGGCTATTATGATGAAAGTGTAGATTTTATTTTCTTACGCCATGCATTAGAGCATAGTCCTTATCCTATATTCAGTTTGATGGAATATAATAGAATTCTGAAACAAAATGCTTCAATATATATTGAAGTCCCTGCACCAGATTGCGACAGAAAACACGAAAATAATCCAAATCATTACAGTATTTTAGGATCAACCCAATTAGCTGCATTATTGGTTCGTACTGGATTTGATGTTGAAAAATTCAACAACCTTGAATTTGACTTGACTGTTGGTCAAGACGACAATGGCGAGCCGATTAAAGCCAGAGAAAAATATTACTCAATCTTAGCTACAAAACGTAGACCACTCGACGTTAAGTAATTCTAGCTAAATACATCATGACCTTTGATGTATGGAAACAAGCAAAAATAATGAACGGATTTGATAAACTCAAGTCTGTTCCATTACCTGAAGCCAAAGAAGCTGATATAAAAGATTTAAAAAAGCTTGCAGGTATCCCAAATATGACTCCTTTAGCTGGTATGAATATGAGTATTACAGGCACGGAAAAGGGAGAGATGATGAAAAAGAACAACATACAACCCGGTACTCCTGAGTGGTTCAAACTTTGGTTCAGTTTACCCTATATGACAGGCGAGAAACCACTAGATAAATAATTATATGAGAGCTACAGAATTTATAAGAGACCTA